CGGGTTTGAAGGTCTGGTCTATCGGTTCTCCGAGGATAAATTGCAACTGCAGACAAATCGTAGATGGATTTCGCTGAACTCCGTCGTTGGCGCAACACGCCGGTCGCTCCACCGCGAGCTGACAACTGGACCCTCTATCACGATGGTCGCCCGGACGCCACACGTGGTGTTCTGGACGTCTATCGTGGGGCCAGTTTGTCGGAACGTATGAACGACTATATGGATGCCATGCGTGAACCGCCCATTGAGTGTGCGGATGACGAAGAGGTGCCACCAAGCGCCCCGGCCGCGTCACTCGGCCGAAGCCCCGTTGCCATGGCGATACCACAGTTCGAGAGTAGTATGTGGTCGCGTTGGGTTGATAACTGGAAACGGGCACTGTTGCTTTGTTGCTGCCGCGGCGACGATGTTGACAGTTGGAACTACGAGGTTGCGATGAAGCGCAACGTGCGACACGAAATGATGACCACACTCCACCCCGTGGAGGGGAGGTCGGTTCGTGAGCAGGTTGTTGCCGACGTGGAGCAACTCAACGCTGTTGAGGTGCACCATATTCCGCGGCTCGTAGTCGAAGTAGTTGTGGCGTTGCGATGTAAGCTGGGCATGGGAGCCCAGGACCGCAGCGTTCCGGGAAATGTGTCGGTTGTCCGTGCTGAAGCTGCGAAGATGTTGCGTGATTGGAATGTGCGCCACAAGGATGCTGCTGCTCATCTCATTGAGATTGAGCGCTGCTTCTTTGAGGATGACACCCACTCGCGCGTCTCAACGTGGCGGGCACGGCTAGCCAAGGAAAGTAGGTTTTTCAAGTGGGTCGTCGGGGAGAACGGGCCCGTTGGATTTGACTACTGAGGACGCCCAGTCCGACACAAGGGGGTAGACACGCGGCACAAAGTACCGAGAGAGGCTATGTTTTGGGAGCCTGAGGTGCGGTGTGCTGCGGGTCTAGAAGGGCCCCCTCCTTTCATGATTTCGGTCGTGGAGGATGGGCAACCGGTTAAGCAACGCAAGTACCATGTGGTAACGCGCATGGGGGACAACCATAATTTGGGAGTCTTTAACAATTCAGTGCGCTCGGTCGAACGCGCGCTGCTTGAACGTTACGCTTTATGTGAAGTAGAACAGGGAGTATATCTACCCGCATTGCCGACTACGTATAGGGAATGGGAGGCCCCCGGCCTCGCCGATTTCAGGAAGCAAGTCGTTTCTCTGGTTCGTCAGACAGCCACCGTGTTAACGCTACGAGATGTAGTGAAATGTTACACTGGTGCCAAGAGACGAATCTATGAGAGCGCGCTCCGTAGTTTAATGCGTACAAACCTGAACAAAAGTGACGCAAAATTGAAGCCGTTTACAAAATTCGAAAAACAAGATCTGTCTAAAGCTCCGCGTATAATCAACCCGCGAAGTCCGCGTTACAACCTCGTGCTGGGGAAGTATTTGAAGAAAGCGGAAAAGTCCTACTTCCATGCGATAAATGATGCATGGGGGGGGCACACAGCACACACAGTCATCAAGGGTATGAATCAGCGAGACGCTGCTATAGTGATGAGAAGTAAGTGGGATCGGTTTCGGAAGCCGGTCGCGCTCGGTCTGGATGCGAAGAAATACGACATGCACGTGCGTATTCCAGGTCTTGAGTACGAACACTCCTTCTACACAAACGTCTTTCAGGTTCGCGAACTCAAGGAATTACTGCGTTGTCAGCTGCATAACTATGGAGCCGCCTACTGCCCCGACGGTAAGGTGACCTTCAAGGTGGATGGCACGCGGTGTTCCGGAGATTTGAATACTGCCCTTGGGAATTGCATCATCATGTGCGCACTGATCTGGAACCTTTGTAACGAATTGGGCATCCAGGCGGAGTTGGCGAACAATGGTGATGACTGTGTTTTGTTCTTGGAGGAGGACGACCTAGATCGCGCAATTGCGGCGATCCCCGACTACTTTGTTAGGTATGGGTTTCGTATGACCGTGGAGGAACCGGTGTACGATTTTGAGCAAGTGGAGTTTTGCCAGTCGCGGCCAGTCAATCTGTCCAGCGGCTGGTGCATGGTACGGAATGTGCGTACATGCTTAAAGAAGGACCCCATGTGTCTCATTCCTGTGCAGAACGATCGCGTTTGGCGTAAGTGGTTGGGAGCTGTCGGAGAATGTGGATTAGCCTCGGTACCGGGCTGTCCCGTGTTGCAGAGCTTTTACGGCGCGTTTGTGCGGAGTGGCAAAACCGCAAGCCGTAAGTTCAAACAGCACATCTTCAAGAACACAAGTGTACTAGAGCGTGGCTTTGAGGGCAACTCATTGATCACGGACGAGGCTCGGGCCTCGTTTTATGCTGCATTCGGGATTACACCTGATTACCAGATAGCCTTGGAGCACTACTACGACCGCATGGAAATTGGGTCGTGGGATGGGGAGGTTAAGGTTGGAGTTGTTGAGAACGCTCCACCAGCCTTCCTAAGGTACCTGTAATATAATTAGACAGATTATAGTGCGAATTCAACGCACACAGAAAATAAACATAAGAAAATGCCAAAAATGCAGAAGAAACAACGCCGCCGCACAACTATGGTTGTCGCCCAACGTGCAAAGAAACCAGCCGAAGTGACACGACTCGGCGGCTTATTGCGCACCTTGGGCGGGCTGGGTGGTACCGCACTAGGTGGGCTGATTGGAATGCCCGCCAGTGGAGGTTCGGTTGGCACTGGTCTCGGAGCGTCACTTAGCAGGTGGCTAGGCTCTGGTGACTATGAAGTCAACAAGAACTCGATTGTGAACAAGTTGGAGATGTCCGGCTCGGTGCCTGAGATGCACAAGTCGGACCAGACCATTATTGTTCGCCATCGTGAGTTCGTCGCCACCGTGAACAGCTCACAAGCGTTCTCCGTGCAGCAGTCTTTCGACATCAACCCGGGTAACAATGTGTTATTCCCGTGGCTAGCCGGAATCGCTGCGCGGTTTCAGGAGTACAAGATACGCGGTATGGTGTACCACTATGTGCCGACGAGTGGGTCGGCAGTGGCAAGCACCAATGCGGCACTGGGTGCAGTAATGCTCCAGACGTCGTATCGAGCGAGTGATACCCCACCTTCTTCGAAGGTGGAGATGTTGAACGAGTATAATAGCAATGAGAGCGTCCCGTGTGATGCCTTTTGCCATCCGATTGAGTGTGACCCCAAGGAGAACCCCTTTAATATTCAGTATGTCCGTACTAATAATACGGCTACTAATGAGGATAAGTTGCTCTATGATCTCGGCACCACGCACCTAGCTGTGCAAGGTTGCCAGACCACAGGAAACCCAATTGGAGATTTGTGGGTAACCTACGAGGTTGAGCTGAAGAAACCGATCGTTTCCAGCAATATTACCGCGTCGGTTCGCTCATTCACTGCTCTGACAGCGTCGACTGACACGGCCAACATGTTCTCGACCGTTGTGTCGAGTTCAGGGCCGTTGCCAATTTTGCTCGCGGGCAACCGTGTGTTGTTCGGGAAAGGCACCTCTGGTTCTTACCAAGTGACTGTCCGACTCACAACTGCCCTTACCGCGCTTACCTCCTGGGCAACGCCAACACTCACCAACTGCACCTTCCTGCCAACAACAGGTGGGTTCACTTGGTTGCGCACAAATCAGACCGCTGGTGCAGGCGTCTTGGACGGACCAGTCGGTGTGCTTTGGGTGACTTTGAGTGACAACCAGGTGGCTTGGATTGATTTCTCTGCGATCACAGGCACTGGCACCATTGCGGGTGCCTTTCTCACTGTGACGCCATTTTATCTCGGATAAAAATAAGAAAACCAGAAAACTTAAATTGAGATGTATGTTCCACGCCAGGATGTTCTAACTGGCAGTGGTTGAGTAGGTAGAACGCGGCCCCTAAGTAAGCTCATAACTTCGCCGTGGAGGGGGTGAAAGATGCTGTGCTCACGGATGAGCCTTGCATGGAGAAAACTTCGTTTACACTGGGATTAACGGGGCGGGAGGTATTGTACGACCTTCTGCTGTGTCACCGCCCAATGCGTACAGCTGGACCCTAGCCACACCGGTAGACCTTTGGTCATGCGTAGTGTGTGCGATGGGGGCAGTCCGATGAGACAACGAATGTCATGTCGCCGGGAGTGCGTGCCCGGTGTAGTTGCCAACATGGTCTATGTTGGAGGTGCAGGCCCTTGCACTAACGCACCACCTGTCGGGCAGGGTGGGATATAGCAACGATTAGATGAGACTTGATTCATCAAC